ACTTCGCGGGTTAAACTCATGGGCAAACCTCCATGAGTTACTTTTTACCGGGCGAAGGCGAACAGATCAGGCCAAAGGCGTTCGCTGGCGGGTGGGTTATGCGGTCGCGACGACCAGCTCGCCGCTGAGCACCCAGCGTTCGCCATCGGCGTCATTGGCCTGGCAGCGAATCTTGTAGGTGTTGCCATCGAGGCCGCCGATGATGCGCTGCAGGACTTTTTTGTCGGTGATCTGCGGATCTCCGGAGAGCATGGCCTGAACGCTAGCATCCACCCGGCCGGCGATGGTGGTGCAGGTGATGAGCGGACTGCTGACCGCGTCGGCCAGCGCGGAAAAGTCGAAGGTGACCGTGATAATTTCAGCGGGGTCTTTTGGCGATAGGCTCATGATGTTTTTCGCTGGGTGATGGCAAAGTTTCTGGGTGCGCCGATGATCATGAATTTGGCATCCGACGTCAGGCCGGTTCCGGGCTGGGTCAAGTTGGCGCTGCCGGAAGCGGTGGCGGCGCCGAGCGCGGCCAGGTTGACCTGAATGGTCAGTTGCCCCTGCCCCATGGCCTGGATAAACCCGGCGGCGGTGATCGTAGCCGTTACGCTGGGGAGCGCGGTACCGGTTGCCTGAGCGGTGCCGGAAGCACTGATCGAACCGGGTGCATCGGCATTACCCGTGGCTGTTCCGGTTGCCTGAGCTGAGCCGGCCGACTGCAGGTTGACTGTTACCGACAGCACGGCTGTTCCGCTGGCGACGGCCTGCCCTGATGCAGCCAATGCCCCAGGGGCGCCGCCCGTCAGGCTGGCGCTACCGGATGCCTGAGCGGCGCCGCTGGCCAGGGCGGACAATTGCGCTGCTAGCGTGGCATTGCCAGAGGCGGCGGCAGCACCGGCGGCGGCGAGCAGGACCGAGGCCGAGAGCCCAGCCTGACCGGCGGCCTGGGCGAGGCCAGCAGCGCTGATCGTTACCGTAGCGGTGGGGTTTGCGGTGCCGGATGAGACTGAGAGGCCGGTGGCGGAAAGCGGGATGCTTGCAGATACGGCAGCGGCGGCGCTGGCGGTCGAGATGCCGACTGCGGCTAGTGCGACTTCGGCGGCGAGGTTTGCCGTGGCGGTTGCTTGTGATGATCCGTCGGCGGCGGCGTTAAGTGTGCTGCCACCCGCAGTGCTGACCGGCCAGCCGATGTCGAGTGGGGCGTCGAAGATTTGCCATGGGTTTTTTGAGTAATAACTGATCTCTTGACGGGATAAAACCCTGTCCCATCCGACAATTAAGCCGGTAGAGCCTTTATGATAATGCCCATCAGCGCGCTTGCCGACGTAGAGCGGATCTGCATTACCAATTGCATTTCCCGAACCGTAAAGCACTAGCGGTGAGAAAGTTACTGGCGTGTCATTTACAAATAACCCGGTCCCTATTGAATTGCTTAATTCCCCCCCTTGAGTCACGACTACGACAGCAGGAGCGCCAATGGGAACCGCGGCAGATGCAGATGTCCAAATTGAATAGGAGGATGAAGAACGTACTAGGGCGACACTCCCCGCTGACTGTTCGACATATAGCGAAAATGGGTTGCCGGAAGTTCCATTACCGGATGACCTCGTAATGAGCATGTTGTAGTTTGCGTAATCGGTAAGCGTACCGAACCACAGCAGCGTCAACGCCCCTGTAATGCTGTAGTCATCGTGTGACGCAAACTGGACGGCCTGCGACCCGTCAAGTGTTGCGACTTGACCGATGCTATTTACGCCGCGACCACCGCCAAGACCAAAGTCGTTGTTTATGACATTCCTGGCAACCCCTCCCTGCATCGAGATAGCAAACCTTGGCCGTCCCGCAGCCGGAATGATCTCAACCGGCCCCTGTGGCTGCCGACCTTGATCGGCATCAGGCCAGATATACCGACTAAGGTCAGGCGATCCCACGGGCTAAGCCCCCGGCGACCACGGTTGAGCGGTCAGCACGCAGCCCGCCGCGATCTGCTGTGCCGTGCCATTGTTGTAAAGCCAGTAATCGCAATCCGCTGAGAGCGGCACGCTGTTGCAGCTCATCACCCAGCCCGTCGACGCATTACTGGTCGATGGCTGCGGGCTGAATGGATAAATCCGGCCCAGCATCGAGGCTGATGGCGTCGGGCCGGCATTGCCGGAAAAATCCCGGTCGACCGCAATCAACTGTACTGCACCGGCCACCGGTGCGGCAGCGAAGGTTACACCGGTCAAGCGGAAATCAGCGAGCAGCGCATTGCCGGTGTTATTGATCCGCAGCTTGTCCGCCGAATTGGCATAGGCATTATTGGCAATGGCGTTGGCCGTGGTGACGGTAACGGCACTGCCGACGTTATTGCGCAGGATGGGTGCAGTCATCTCAGCCCTCGCTATTCAGGATGGCCGAAACCGCATCGGCCGGAATGGTCAGGGCGACGACCGGCAGCGCTAGCAGCGCGGCAATCCCCGGTGCCATCGTTTCATTGGCTGCCGCAAATGCCTGTAACTGTTCTTGGCAGGATTCCATGCCGATGTCGAATTCGCCCCGGTCGATCAGTCCGACCACTTCGGCAACGTTGGCCGATTCCATCGTCCTGGGCCGCAGCTCGCCGATATCACGCAAGGCGGCGATAAACAATCCACCGGCTGGCGCCATGACAGCGAGGATCGTTCCCCGGCCGATCTGTTTGGAAACGACTTTGGTCCGGCCTTCGGACAGGCTACCGGCCAAACCGGCATCATTGCGCAGCGTGGCCAGGGCGATTTCACCCGCCGTCAGCGGGCGCTTGGCGAGTACTTCAAGGGCGGCTTGTTGGGCGGGGGTCATCTCAGTAGCCGTTCAGGGAGTTGGATACGTCGTTGATGCTGACCGGACCCAGCACATTGCGCTTGACGGCGGTGACCGTCCCTTCGCTGGCGCTGGCGCCGGCAAAGACCATTTCAAAGCGGCTGGCGTTTTCGGTGGCGGCATTGAGGATGGCCCGCATCGCGTCCCGCTTGCCGGCACTCAGGCCGTCGAAGTTGGTCAGGTTCATCGCCTCGAAAACCTCTTTTGCCGTTATCGTTTCCCGCCAGGCCTTGTTGCTGGTGCTGGCGTTGTAGAAGGCCTGAATGCAGGTGTCGTCGCGAATCGTGCGGCAGGCGACCAGACCGGCATTGTTTTCGGCGTTGACCGCAGCCGCGAAGGTGACGCGCTGAGCGGAAGATAGATCGGCCTGGGCGAGCGAGGTGAAGCAGACCAAAGCAATGGCGAGTAAACGTTTCATGATGTCAGTCCTGGTAGCGAGCGATGGCGGCAGCGAGTTCGGCGCGGGCAGCATCGTCCATGCTGGCGAACTGGTCGAGATCGGATTCGGTGAGGTTGCGGCCTTCGAGTTCGGCCTGGTCGGCGGCGGCGTTGAGGCCGTCGGCAAAGGCGCGGGCTTGTTCCGGGGTCATGGGCGGTTCTCCAGCAAGGTTTCAGCGGTAACGATCAGGCGCTTGGCTTCGGCAAGCTGGGCGCGCTGCAACAGGGTTGGTTCCTTGGCGTCGCCACGGCGCGATTCATCGAGCAGCTGGCGAGCCTGGTCAGCGGCTTGCTGGATGGCGATGGCGGTGTCCACGCTGATTTTCCCGGCGTCCAGTGCCTTGGCAGCGCGATGGCGAACGACGGCAAGTTGGGTGTAGGCCGGGGCGAGTTCGGATTCCCATTCACCCCAGAGCGCCAGTGTGGCAAAGCCGGCAACGCTGCCTTGGCCAGCGGCCTTGAGCGGCGCTGGTGGCGCCGAAGTGCAGGCCGAGAGGGCGAGCACAAGCGAGATAAGCAGTATGCGCAGCATGTCAGTTGTCCATCTGGAAGCTGAAACTGCTCGCCGGAAACTGCACGGTAAAGCCCGAACCCGAGACATTAAGCGATGACGTGAGGTTGATGCAGAGCAGCCGGTTGCCGGCTGTCGAGGCATCCATCAGGCCAGCTGACTGCAGGTTTCCCCAGGCGGCCGTCGATGCCGACCATGCGATCGCGGGGATGTTGTAAGTCGTGCCGCTGGTGCCCGATGAAGCGGCAGTCTGGGCGCTACTCAACGTGCCCGACCAGTTCGTCAGGGAAGCCGTTACTGCGGCGCGAGCATAGGCGGTACCGGATGTCGATACTTCCGTACCCGGCCCGGCGTCTGTGCAAGTGTCGGTGAATAGTGCCCAATGTTGCGTGGCTGGCGGCGTGTAGGTCTGGCCGCGGATCAGCCAGTCAACGGCCTTGTTTTCGGCGAAGTCCGTCAAGGCGCCGGCCTGAACGCCGAAGGCGAGGACGGACAGTACGAGCGCGGAGAGGATCAAGCGGATTTGTTTCATGGTTTGTTACTCCTTCACGATGGGTTCGGTTTGCATCGGCTGAGCCGGCGCGGTGGGTTGAATGGTCAGGTCGATGCCGTACTTGCCGGCCAGCGCAGTCTCAGTCTGCAGTTCGTCGAACACGTCTTCGAGGTCGCGGCCCTGCTCGGCAGCGATGCGGGTGCGGCTGGTGATCCTGAGATCGATGGCTTCTTTGGCGGCCTGGATGTCCTTGAGCGGGTCGACCCATGACCAGCCACGGAACTGCCAACCGTGGGCCTTAAACTTGTCGGCCTTGGCGAGTGGAAGCGGCGATCCGTTGGCGAGCGTGAGCGCGCCGTTGAGCAGCGACTGGCGTAGCCATTCGGCGAAGATCGGCTCAAGCCAGGCGTCGGCGAACCAGCGGTGGAGCTTTTTCCAGGTATCGCGCGTGGACAAGAGGGCGGCGCGGATGCTGCTGAAATTGACCGCTTCGTAATCGTTGCAAAGTTCCGGATAACTGGCGCCGGGCAGGCCGCTGGCCATGCGCTGGTTGGCGCTTTTTATAAACGGGCCAAAGACTTCGTTGGGGTATTTAGAATCGATCGACTTGACGTCGACGCCTTCCGGTAACGTGTCCCAGGTGCCGGGTGCGCTGGTGGCGATGCGGGCGCCGTCTTCGTCGCTGGCTTCATCTCCGATGGCGGGCGGGGCGCCGTCCGGGGTCACGAAAAATCCGAGGTGGTCGGCACCGTGCTTGGCGGCCATCAATGCCGAGAGGGCGAATTCGCCGGCATAGTGCATCGATAACATACTGGCGTGCGCCCAGGGAATTCCGCGCTTCTGCTCGGGGCGATTGACCCGGAAGCGGTGCAGCATGGCCTTGGCATCGACGCGGGTCGCCGACTTGGCGCCGGCATTGCCGGTCTGGTTGAACCAGTAGGCGACAGCGCGGCCGTTGGCATTGACTTCGACACCGCTGCAAATGGCGTTGACGCCTGCGCTTTCCGGGCGACTGTGCCACGTGGCGAGACGGTCGACGTCGACAGCGCGCAGGGCGAAGCCGAAGCGGTTGCCGGCGGCTTTGCCGGTGATCATCTCAATACAGTATTCGCCATCGCGCCCGGTGCCGCGGGCAATGTTCTGGCAGAGGTCGGTAAAGCTGTAATTGCCGGACACTTCGCAGACGCCCATGGAGCACCATTCTGCGTAGCCGGCCTCGATTGCATCGCGGGCGCCGATGTCAGGCTTGCCGGGGGTGTTGTCGACCATCGACACTAGCCTCGGTGCAGTTTCGCCGATGATGTTGGTTTCGACGATGTCGAGGTAGTTGCGGGCGTAGTCGTTGTTGTTTTCCAGCGAGCGGGAGCGCTGGCGCAGGGCGTCTAGGTCGTTGCGCAGCTCGTCGTCAATGCGTTCGGCGGTGACGCGCCAGCTGGAGGTCAGGCGGTTTAGTTGGGCGGCGGCAAATGACTTCTGCTGTTGCGCGGAAAGTTCGCGCCGGGCCGTGGCTTCACGTGCGGCACGCTGCTTTTCGGCGAACTGGGTCAGGATGACTGACCCTTTGAAGGCCGTGACGGGTTGTGCGGCCATTTAAAACCTCACATAAATGCGGCTGGATTTGCCGGACTGGCTGCGTTCTTCGCGCCGGTATTGATCGCGCAGTTTGAGCAGTTCGGTAATCGGGATGTATTTCATCCGGCGGCCAGCGATTTCGTATTCAGCGACGGCGAGGTCATGGTTTTCAATCCACGACTCGAGCGCGGCCAGTGTCTTTTGCGCATGGCTGCGCTGATCGGAGGCGGCGAGGCTGGCGAAGTCGGCAATGATATTGACGCTGCCGGTGCGGATGGTGAAGGCATCGGTGCCGTTGCTGACACGGCATTGCCACTGGTAGGCGCCGGGCAGCCAGGCCGAGGTGTCGGCAGGCAGGACGCGTACCAGGTGCGCATCGCCCTGGGCTACTGATTCAAAGCTAAGACGACCGCCAGCATTGATCGCCGTGTATTCAAGCAACCAGCCGTCGCCGGCCGGATAGGCGGGGAGACTGAGCAGCCAGGTGGCGGTGTCGCCGGCCCGAATTTCGGCCGGCTCGCTGGTCGGGATAGGTGCAGTCATGGTGCCCTTTTTACCGACCCGCCGCGAACAGGTCAGGCCAAAGGCGTTCGCGCGATGATCTGCTGCACGCGGCGCTGGCTGATGCCGAGGCGTTCGGCGATTTGCGCGGTGTTGTTGCCCGCCTTCATCAGGGCAAAGATGTCGCGGGCGCGCTGGAGGGAGTCGAAGGCAAGCACGCTGAAGGCGTAGTGTTTTTGCCCGCCGTCCTCGATGCGCCGGGCGCGCTTGAAGTCGTCGAGTTCGGCTTCGCTGATTTCTGGGTTGAATGAATTGATAAAGGCTTCGATGGTTCGGTCGATGATGTCCATTGCTACCATCCGATGGGTTGGGATTTGCGGGGCGGGGCGAGGCGTTGTGAGGCGTTACGGCGCGGCAGTTGGGCCGGGTTGATTTCTGGGGTATTCGTTGTCGGTACCGGCGCAACCTCTTCCGGCTCGACCATCGCTGTCCGGCGCTTCCAGTCGATGGGCCGCCATTTGTGCAGGAACAGTTCCGGGTGATGGCTGGCGGCGTTGGCGTAGTTCCAGGTGTCGAGCGGTTCGTTGCGCTTGCCCTTCTTCAGCTCCCAGCGGTTCTTGCGCGGGTTGAAGGTTTCGGCAACCAGACCGTCGAAAAAGGCGGGGTCGAGGTGGCTGGAGAAATGCACCTTGCGCTCGGTCGGGTCTTTGTCGCTGTCGCCATTCAGGCGGTTGTAGAGCAGGTGCTTGCCGGTGTCGGCGCCGACGGTGTACAGCGCAACGCCTTTCTTGATGGTCTGGCCGCGCCAGTTGACGTCCTGGTGGCTGGGCTTGCCGAGGATGATGCGGCCGGGCTGGCTGGCGCCCTTGCCGGCGATGACGCGGCGGGCCCGGGCGCGGCGGACGTAGGCATAGACGGCGTGGGTGTGGTGGCCGCCGGTGTCGATCAGCGTGGCTTCGATGCGTAGCGCCTTGCCATAGGCGTTGGCGAATTCGCCGAGCAGGTATTCGTCGAGCGCTGCCCATATCTTTTCTTCGGCCGGGTTACCGGGAATGACGTGATAGTCGACCGTCCACGTGCGGTCGCCGATGCCATGGCCAAGCACCTGTATTTCGAGTCGGTCGTCCTGAGTGTCGACGCCGGCCGTCAGGACCACGGCCCCGGCCGGGACGGAGCGCAGGGCGTAGGGTTCGGCGCGCGCGGCGAGTAGGTTTGGCTTGATGTCGTGCGAGCGGTCGGCCCAGGTTTCGCCCAGGCGGGTATTGATGTAGCGCATCAGCTTGGCCGGGTCGCCCTGGGCCTCGATCCATTCATCGGCCAGTTCCGCCCAGGACAGGCCGAGGCCGATCGGTGAATAGATGGCGTTGATGTGATAGCTGCGCCACAGGCCATCCGGGTTGTGCGTCTGCCAGCGGCCGGCGGCGAGCATGGCCGGCTTGTGGTGCTCGTCGATTTCAGCGCCGCATTCTTCGCAGACATACCAGGCGCGAACGCAGCGCACGCCGGTTTTCTGCCAGCGGATGTTCGTCCACTTGAGGTGCTGACGTTCGCCGCAGTGCGGGCACGGCACCATGTAGCGGCGCTGGTCGCCCAGCACGAATTGTTCCTCGATGCGGCTGGCGTCTTTCATCGTCGGGCTGCTGACGACAAAGCCCTTGCGGTCGTGGAAGGTGGTGGCGCGGATCTCGAGCAGGCCGAGCGGGTCACCCTGCAGCGTCGTCCAATCCCATTCGTCGACCTCGTCGGCGATGTAGTAGCGCAGGCTGGTCGATTTCAGCTCGGTGGTGCTGCCGGCAGTCTTGAAGTAGAGGATGCCACCGGTGAAGCGCTTGCGTGCCGCGTTGTTGTCGCTGGCCCGATTGCTGCGGCTGGCCATCACGGCGGCGATGGCCGGGGTGTCCTTGGCCATCGGGTCGAACTTCTGCGAGGCCCAGTCCTGCATCGCCTTTTCGGTCGGCATGACGACCGCCACCGGCCCCTTGGCATGCGCCATGATGTAGCCGAGCCAGTTGGAGCCGGCCTCGGTACCGCCGACCTGCGACGACTTCATGAAGACGACCTTGCGGCAGGCGCTGTCTTCCGAGAGTGCATCCATGATTTCACGCAGGTAGGGTGTGCGTGAGGTTTTCCACGCACCGGCCTCAGCCGAGCCTTCGCCGGATAGAACGCGATTGGCGTCGGCCCACTCGGAGACGGTGAGCGGATCTTTAGGGCGGACGGAACGGCGGGCGGCGCGGTAGGCCAGGGCCTTGAACGATGTCACGGCTGCTCGGCTCCAAGTTGCGCCTCGCGCTTGGTGAATTCGCGGTCGACTTCACTGAGCACCGAATGAATCTCCTGCTTAAGGATCGATCGAATCGCGTCCAGTGACTTGCCGACCAACTCGGCGCTAACGCGATGCGGGAAGTTTTCCAGCGATTGACGAAAGACCCCGCCAACGTCCTCGATTAAATAGGCCGCCTCTTCTTTCTCCACCAACTTGCCGATCATCTTTTCGTACATGACCTTTTTGGTCATGGCATCGAACTTCATGCCGTCGGCGCGGGCGGCCTGGTAGCTGTTGCCGATCTTGTCAGATTGCGACGCTGCTTCCGGGGTGGTGCGCTCTTGCTGCCAGCGCTCTTTGACGTCCTCACGGTTTGGATCGGCGGTTTCATTGAGCCGCGCCCGGCTGGCTTCGACGTTTACTTTTCCGTCGTCGGTCATGACCAGGCGGCCGGCAGCTTTCAGCGCGGTAATGTAGCTGCGCGCCTTGCCTTCCATGCGGGCGAACTCGGCCTGGCTGACGGTGGTCATTCGCCGAATTCCTTGCCTGTTTTGGCGTTGACCGCAGATTTGCCGGTGTATTGCTGCCAGCGGCGGACGATAACGTCGACGTATTTTTCGTCAAGCTCCATAAGGCGAGCCTTCATGCCCATGCGTTCTGCCGCCATCAGGGTCGAACCTGAACCTCCAAAGGCGTCGATTACGACGTCTCCCGTCCGTGCGCTGGCCTTGATCTGTTTCTCGATCAGGCCGACAGGCTTCATCGTCGGGTGTTCTTCAGAGCGCTTTGGCTTTTCGTGGAACAGGATAGACGACATGGTCTCCTCGATCTTTGCGTCGCCTGAAACGGTCAAAATGCTGTCGCCGACAACAATCTGATATTTGTTTTCACCGATCTTCGTGATCGGCCCATCGCTCCAGTCGCTGACCGTGGTCTGCTTTCTTCCCCCGAACCAGCGGTGGGCAGCGCCCGGTTTCCAACCGTAAAGGATCGGCTCATGTATCCACTGGTAATCCGACCGGCCGAGAACTAGAGAATCTTTCTTCCACACCAGGCATCCGGACAGCTTGAATCCCGCTTCGCGATATGCACGACGAAAGTTGTAGCCCTCAGTGTCGGCATGAGCCACGTAGATCGACGCGCCAGGAGCCATACGCTCATAGACGGCGCGAAAGGCGGCGGTCAGAAATCGCGCGAATTCTTCATCCGCCATGCTGTCGTTTTTAATCGACCCGGCCAGCTTTGATTCATAGGCGACGTTATACGGCGGGTCTGTCCAGCACAGGTCAGCCTGCTCATTGCGCATAAGCCCCCCCCAGTCAGCTGACGATGTCGAATCTCCGCACATCACTCGGTGCGCACCAAGCACCCATTGATCGCCCCGAATGCTTTTGACTTCTTTCCGATTTTCCGGGATATCGTCCGGATCCTTTTGAAAAGCACTGGACAAGTCCGGGTCCATGACATCAATCAGATCAACGCCAAACCCGAGCAGAGATAAATCGAAGTCCATATCCTTCAGGCTGGCCAACTCGGCAGCCAGCATTTTCTCGTCCCATCCGCTATTGAGCGCCAACTTGTTGTCGGCGATGACATAGGCGCGCTTCTGGGCTTCGCTGAGGTGCGTCAGGCGAATGCAGGGCACCTCAGACATGCCGAGTTTTCGCGCCGACATGACACGACCATGGCCGGCAATGATGCCGCCATGCCCGTCGATAAGTACCGGGTTAGTGAATCCAAATTCCCGAATGGAGGCGGCAACCTGCGCGATCTGATCATCGCTGTGGGTGCGGCTATTCCGGGCGTAGGGGATGAGATGATCGAGGGGAATGGTTTCGATTTTCATAGTCCGCGTTCTTTGATAAGTTGGTCGAGGTAGCGCGGAAAGGCGCGGTTGAATTCGGCGACGGCTTTGCGTTCGGCGATGCCGTAGAAGTCGAGGCGGCGTTTATACGACGGCAACGCGACGAAGAACATTACGGGCTTGATGCTGGAGCCGGACGCGAACGTGAAGCGCTGGTAGATGCCGGGGGCCAGATTGCCGACTTTGTTGGGCAGGGCGAAGTATTGAAATCCTTTGGCGCCGCTCTTTTTGTCTTTGCCGAGTCGGGCGCGGGTCTTGTCGGTGCTGTTGGCCTTGTAGCCTTGTTGGCCGAACGACTTGAACCAGGCCATGATCTGCACGATCTGGGCGGCTCGCATGTTGCCATATTGGTCGAGGATGGCACCGGGGCCGGGCACGATGGCCATGCCGGCAGGCAGGATGCCGGCGCGCTGCAGGGCGATTTCGTGGCGTTTGGTTTTGCGCTGGCCGCCGAAGATTTCAGCCTGGAGCACTTTGCCGACGGTGACGTTGGTTTTATTGCCCCATTGGTCAAAGTCGATGCTGGCTTCCAGCTTGTCTTTGCGCGCCTTGACGTAGCGCACACCGCCAAGCACCCAGGGTGTCGGGCGGTCAAAAGCCTGCGCCATGGTTTTTTTGGTTTCCTGCGCGCCGGCATAGGCAGCATCGTTTAGGGCGGCGGCGATGGCGACGTTTATTTTCTTGTCGGACAGGCCGCGCAGCTTTGCCTGCAGGGCATCGAGGCCGTCAATCTTGACGCTGATTTTCATGGCGCGTCCTGGTGCGAAACGCCCGGCACCCATAGGCCGGCTTGGGTCAGGTAGGCTTGGTCGGTGGTCCGTGGGCAGCCGTCACATTTGCGATCGATGGCACGACGGTCAAAACGGCATAGCCGGCTGATGGCGTATTGCTGGCAGCCGTAGGGCGTGGCGGGCTGCTGGTTTTTGGCGGCTTGCTGCCGGGCGAAGGTCAGCGAGCGTTCGCGGGCCATTTCTTCTTGATGCTGGGCGCGATCGATGTCGTCCATTATTTTCCTTTGGCACGGCTTGCGCTGTGCGCCGCTGTTGCGTTGAATGGTTTTAAGTCGATGTCAGACATGGCTACGCTGCGTTCAGCGCAGCAGGGAAGCGCCGTGCCAATTTCGTGGCCGTTTTCGCGGGCGTGGAATACGGGCTGGCCGTTCATGCCGGCCTTGATCGAGGCGTTAATGCAATCCGTACCGAAGGCGGCGCGGAGATCGTCGATAAATGCGGCGGTTTCAGGCATTTGCAGGCGCAGGGGCTTTGGTTCATGGCTCACCAGTGGCCGTTCCACATTTCCGGCGCGGCCTTGCATTCTTTTGGGTAGATCAAAGCAGCCAGCCGGCAGGCCACGTTGCCCACCTTCAAAAGCTGCCGATCCCATAACCAATCGGCCAGAGACTGAAGCTGCCAGTGCAAACAAATTCGAACCTTCTTCATTCACTTCTCCTTTTAATTTTTTGATGAGGTGTGTAAGTGAGTAAGACGCGCCCGACGCCCGACGCGCTACCCGACGGGACACCCGACAGGCAAAACCCGCACAGATAGGCGCACCCGACGGCCCGACGGGTAACGCGGACACGCTACGTGAGATTATTTTTTGTGTGTATGCGCGAGTGACGTTGCGTGTATCGCATACGGGCGCGGTCTGAATTACCGTCGGGCCGTCGGGTTGCCCTATTGGCGCGTGTTTCGCCCGTCGGGATTGCGTCGGGTTACGCGTCGGGCCGTCGGGAAAATGGGCGTTCATTTGGTGCGGCCAGATTTTTGCAGAGCTTCTTCAACGATGAAGTAGCATTCGGTGAGCCAGGCTGTTTTCTTTTTGCTGACGCCCATGCGGTAGTCAACACCTTTACTCTTGGCGAGATCCTCGTCAGGCGGAATAATGCAGCGCCAGGAGACGGTGGTCGTTGAGTGCAGATCGACGTAGCGGTCTGGCCGGCCGATGATCCAGCCGGGCTTTTCGGCGGTAGCGAGGAAGTGCTTTGCCGGGCGCGGATAGCTCTCGCCTTCGCGCTTGCACCAGCCGAGGTATTCCGCGTAGAGGGTTGATGTTCCAATCGGGCAGAATGGCAGGCCGTCTATATAGCCAGCTTGCCATTCGCGCAGGAATACCTCGTCACTACCCAGGCTGAGAGTAATGAGGTTTTTCTTGGCCTCGGTCATCGGAGGTTTTGTCCACGGCTTAAAGTCGCCAATGTCGAAGTCAAGCAGGAATTGATGCAGCGCCTCGATTCCCCCTTGCTCAATTTCGGTGTTGACCTCGGTGTAGAACATTTCATTCATCTTCGGCGGGGTCCAGACAACGCAGTGCCGACGGTCATCGTCTTCAAGCACCACGGGCATGCGCTCGTTTGATGTAAAGACGATGTTCATATGGTTGCGCTCTTTGTGAGCGGCTACATTTTTCGGATTGACGCGCACCCATTCGCCAGTGATGAAGGCTTTCAACTGGTTTTTTAGGTGGTACATGTCGGAGCGTGCAACGATTTCATCAGCCAGAACGAAAAGCTTTCGCTCAGACCAATCGCTGTTGAATTTGTCTTCGATGGCGCCCTGGTTGATGACGATGCTGTAGTCGCCGAATATTTTGGCGTAGGCTTCGAAAAACCGGCTTTTACCGGTCCCCTGGGGGCCATGCACGACGATGGCGGTGTGCATCTTTGCGCCAGGATGCTGGATTGGATAGGCCAGCCAGCAGAGCATCCATTTGAATACCTCTTCGCGCTTCGGGTCGGCCGAGCAGATAAAGCGCAGAAGGTCGAGCAGCATGTCGCAGCAGCCGACCTTTGGCTTGGTCGGCCAGCCGCGCCAGCGATTACAAATCACATTCTTGTCTTCTCCGCCGGGATCAAAGCCGATCTGGTCGATATAGACGGCGCGTGATTTCCAGATGTAGTGCTCTTTGATGTCATCGCCACGCACGCGAGCTGGAAGCAGTTTGATCATCTTGGCGGATTTGCAGACTTCGTTTGTCCAGTAGTCAAAGACAAAATCGCCTGTGGGATCGTCGACGTAAATGAAGCGCTCGACCAGATCATCCAGGCACATTGTCGAAACAGCAGCTAGCCGACCGGTACTATCTTTTCCCCCTCCCCCCTGCGAGGAAGATTCCCCGCGTGCAGCGCGGGCGGACACCAACCAACCCAAGCCGGAAAGGTGGGTTTCGACCTGTTTGGCGACAACATGCAGCCCTTCAATCAGGTGCAGATCGTTGAAATCGGTCGGGCCTTTGGTCTCGGTCGGGCGTTCTTCTGCGAAAACCGGGAAGATGACCTCGCCTTTGACGGCCAGGGCGGCGTTGCGGGCGGCCGTGACGCCGGGGTTTCCCTCGGTTTTGTAATCGTCATCAGCACAAATGAGGATGTTTGCCCGCTTGTATTTGGCGTGCAGGGCGATGGCGACGGGCAAAAGGTTGCCGGCATCGAAGGCCACAGCGACCGGCAGGCCGGTGGCCTTGTGCAAACTGGCCGCGGTGGCAAATCCTTCGGCGATCAGCAGGATGCGGTCGACGTTGCCGATCAGGAAAAAATGCGATTTCTTGGCCAGGCCGGCCGGCCAGAAGTCTTTATCGCGCCCCTGCTTTTTCTCGGCATAGATCACCTGCAGGCCATGAATCCGGCGCTCGGCATCGAGCATCGGAATAACCATATTGCCGGATGGCGAGAACCGGGCGCCGTAGGACTCGACACCCTTGCGCACCAGGTAGGCACACTCGCCCACCGGCAGGCATTTGCGCCAGGCAATCTCGGCACGCTTGGCGGCCTCGGCATTCTTGCGCTTGGTTTCAGCCTCGGCGCGTTTCTTGTCCTCGGCAATGCGGGCCTTCAGGGCGGCCAGCTGGTCGCCGGTCATCGCCTGGCGGTCGGCCTTGGGCAGCTCGATCTTCTGCACCAGATTTTCGGCGCCCCAGAAACAGCCATAGCTGCCGACGATCAGCAGGCCGGAGTTGTCGGCTTTGGCCAGCTCGTAAAGCTGGAACCAGCCGCGCTTTTCCTTGCCGCCATCCTTGTGCCGGCAGCGCTGGCGCGTCCCGACCACGATGTCGCCCGGCTCAACGTCCAGCCCGAAAGCCTGAAGCTGGCCAAGCACGTCGTCAAAATTCGACCACCCCATTTAGAAAGCCCCCTCGTTCACTATGCTCACTACCCACCCACACCAGAAATTGCGAGGTGCGAATTACCCGCATCAGGAGATGCCAGGGAGAACCTATCGATTCGGCATGGGGTGTTCATCGAACTGAACACTCAATCAGTGTTCTTAACTTGACCATCGGGGAGTGGGGTTGGCAGTGGTTCGCCACCGAGATAAGCAATGGTCGG